ATTTGGACTGATTTAATAGGTTTTGATGGAGTTTTTGAATGTTCTAATTTAGGAAGAATAAAATCTTTAGGTAGATTTACCAATATTAGAAATGGTGAGCGTTGGGTAAAAGAAAGAATAAGAAAGCAACATTTATCAAAAGATGGTAGATTAACAATAAGATTATCAAATAAATCTATAAATGTTTCTGCGGATATTTATTTGTCATTTAATAAAAATACAGATTACAATCCAAAGAAAAATTGTGTAATGCATAAAAATAAAATTCAAAGCGACAACAGGCTTGACAATATGGAGATACAACCAATAAGTAAAAGCCATACAATAAATTTTAAATTAGGTTTACTTGAGCATTTAAAAATAAATAATGATAACTCAAAGAAAAGATTTGAAGCATTAACTGAAAGAGTTTGTAAAGTATGTGAAACAAATAAGCCAATAAATAAATTTAAAAAAGGATATAAAACTTGTCGTCATTGTGAATATGTAAAAAGTAAAATTAAAAAAGATGAAAAAAGAATCTAATGAATTTGGATGTGCATTAATGATATTAGCTTTTTTTATTGGATTAGCACTTGTAATATTTGCTACTAAATAAATTTATCTAAAAACATCTTTTATATCAAAATAATTTTGTAGTTTTGGGGTTATGGCGCTAACAGATAAACAAGAATTATATTGTCAAAACTATGTAGTTTGTTTAAATCAATCTACTGCTTACCGATTGAGTTTTGATGCAGAAGCAATGAATTCAAATGTTGTTGCTGTAGAAGCGTGCAGGCTTCATTCAGACCCTAATATAACTCTAAGGATAAAAGAACTACAAGCAGAACATTACGAACGAAACAAAGCTACTATTGACGAGCTTGTAAATACTCTTTCGGGGATGGTTCGGTTTGATATTGCAGACCTTTACGACGACAATGGTAATTTACTTAACATAAAAGAAATGCCCTTGATTGCAAGGCAAATGATTTCAGAAATTACAAGTGATGAAATAAAAATGGGTGGGCAATCAATTGGGGATGTTAAGAAAGTAAAAACAATTGCAAAACTTGATGCAGTTGAAAAACTAATGAAACATTTAGGTGGTTACGAAAAGGATAACTTTCAGAAGAAAGCAGAATCAAATCCCTCATCAATAAACGTAACAATTGTTAAGCCTTTAGAAGATGAAGATTGATTTTTTATCTACAATTGTTTTTGAACAAACTTGGGAGGCTACCCAAAGTGGCAAATATAAATTAATTGAACAAAAAGGAAGTTCAAGAAGTAGCAAGACTTGGAGTGATTTCCAAGTTTTATTTTTAGATTTATATACTAACCCAATGACTACCGCAACAATTTTAAGAGATACTCAAAAGAGTTGCAGAGAAATTATAGAAATTGACTGGGTAAAGTGGTTAAGCGATCCAATGGGTCGTAAAAAGCAATTAGAAAAAAAAGAAATATCAGTAAAAGAGTTTGATAATTTAATACAAAAAGAATCTTTAATGAGATACTTTTTAAGAAATAAAACAAATCATACTTGGACTTTTTTACACAACAACTCTTTTATTCGTTTTACTGGATTAGATGATGAGGACGATGCAATGGGTATGACACAAGATATATGTTGGATAAACGAGCCATACAATTTTAGCCACGAAGTTTATAAGCAACTTTCACAAAGAACATCAAAATATATTATTTTTGACTGGAATCCAAAACAAAACCATTGGATTGACATAGAGCGTAAAAAAGATAATACAATTACATTACATTCAACTTTTAAAGATAACCCATTCTGTCCAGAAGAAAGCAGAAAACAAATACTATCTTATCAGCCAGTAGAACAAACTGAATTAGTACTAAACGAAAAATTATCTTTATCGGAAGCATACAACTATGATTTAATTTCAAATGTAAAGGAATTTAATAAAAAAGAATTAAACGAATTGCAAAGATGCTTGTACAACGAATTAACGGATAGCGCAAGTTTATATCATTGGTTGGTTTACGGTAAAGGAGAAAAGTCAGAAAAACCTAACAGAATTTTCAAAGGATGGAAATCAATAAAAGAGAAGTTGTTTTTTGATTTACCTTACCAAAGCTATTACGCTACTGACTTCGGGTTGTCTGCTCCAACAGCAAATATAGAGTTTAAATTTGATGGAGATAAAACATTCTTTTTTCATCAAAGATTGTATAAACCAATGAATCAAATGGCAGGAACATTATCAACTGAATTTGAAAATATAGGAACTATAAAGCAAAAAGAAAATATTTGTGATAGTGGAAATGAATTAAACAAGTCAGAGGGGACAAAGCTAAAAAATAGCGGTTATAATGTTATATTTGCAGAAAAAGGTCACGGAAGCATAAATGCTGGAATTGAAACAATACAGAAATGTAATATAGTTTATACAGAAAGTAGCGCAGAATTAGAAAATGAATATGAAAATTATAGTTGGAAAATGTATCAAGGAATACAAATGGACGTTCCAGAAGATAACCAAAACGACCATGCTTTAGATTGTTGTAGAATGGGCGTGAGTTGGTATGTAAAAACAAGAAGATTGTCTATTTAGAAAAATAATCAACTATTTTTATCAATTATAAATAATATTGTTTATATTTGCCTAACTATGTGAAGAAGCATAGTACTTTTAGGATGAACTACAACACTAATTTAATACGAAAGTCTTACTTAATTAATTTTAGGTAGGACTTTTTTACGTTTATATGGTAACAAAATCAATACGTTTATTTGGTAGAGAGTTATTCCGTGTAGAACGGAATAGAGCTGGTCAGTTTACCTATTCATTTTTAGACGATAATAGTGGTTTTACTAATTCTGATAAGTATTTAGAGTTAATGCTGAATAACCCAGTATTATTAACAATTGGGTTATTGCGTTCAAGGATTTACTCTCAAATGAACATTAAGCACGTTAACGCTAAAGGCGTTGAGATTGAAAACAGTCCTTATATTAATTTATTGAATACGCCTAACTACTTTCAAAGTAAAGAGGATTGGTTATTTCAACAGATGTTTTTTTTATCTGCTGTAGGCACTAATTTTGTTTATGAGATTAAGCCATTCACAAATGAAATTCCAAAAGCGATTTATAATTTAGTTCCGAGTGAAATTGAATTTAATAACGCTCATAAAATTGATAAGTTCATTGTAACGGATAAAGATAAAAAAGCTTTTGGCGAAAGAGTTATTAAATATACTTTAGATAAAAAAGTATATGATTTAAAATTAAATACATTAACGCCTTTATACGATTTATCAAATGGTTTAACTAATAATTCATTTTTTACAAGTCCAAGCCGTTTAAAAGGAAATACTAAAGTAGTTGAAAATTTAGAGCAAAATCTATTATCTAAGAATAAAAATCTTAAGATGAGCCAAAAGTATATCGGTTTAAATAAATCAACTGGTAACGAGGCACTAATACAACCCGATGATAGAAAATCAATAGAAGGCAAAATAGAAGCTAATTCTTTGATATTATCTAACGCTAATGTTGATGTTAAACATTTAGTTAGTGACTTTAAGAAACTATATTTAGATGAGCAATTCGCTGACGATGCTAATAAATTATTATTAGCTTATGAAATGAATAAGAATGTACTTAACTATTTTGCTAAAGATTCAACATTTGAAAATCAAAATCAAGGCTTTATTAGTTGGATTCAGAACTCAATTCAAACAAGTGCCGACAACAATATGAATTCATTAGCACAACAATGGGGATTATTTGAAAGAGGCGAAAGACTAGTTGCGAGTTATGATCATCTACCAGTTATGCAATCAGTAATTAATGAAAAGATTAAATCATTTACTGAAATGCAAAACGCTATTAAAATAGGTTTAGAAAACGGGACGGTAACAAAACCAGAAGCAAAGATTATGAGTGATGCGTTTAAATTAAAATTAAAGCTATGAGTACGAAATTGACACAAAAGGAAATTGAGGAGCGACTTAAAAAAGAAGCTACCGATAAAATGAATAAAAAGTTAAAAGCTATTAAGGATAAAAAAGAAATTAAGAAATGATAAAATCACACTATTTCCCTGACAAAACATATAGCTCAAAAGAAGAGTTATTTAAGGATTTGAAAGATAATCTTGATTTTATTATTGATGCTAAAAAGTCACAGATTCAAAAATCTTGTGATAAAGGCGTTTCTGTTACCTGCAAGTCTTTAGATTTATTAAAGTTTCAAGACCAAAACAAGGCTATTAAAATAGACGATAACTATTATTATATTGCTGTTAACTCAACTAAAATACTAGATAGTCACGACGATTTACACCTAGATAATATTTGGAATAAATCAATAACTGAGCAACAAGGTAAAAATTATTTAGTAATAGACCACGAATTAGAAGTTGATAAGGTTATAGTTAGAAAAGAGCATATTGAAATGTTTGTTGCTAAAGTTCCATTTTCTTTATTAGGTAAATCATACGATGGGGATACGCAAGTATTGATTTATAAAATGCCTAAGTCACAAGTAAAGCACCAATTAGTTAAAGAATGGTTAGATAGTGGCGATGAGATTGAGGCAAGTGTAAGAATGCAATATGTAACATTTGATTTATGTATGGATTCAAACGACCCTGATGATGCAACAGCTAAAGCTAATTATGATAAATATTACCCTATTATAGCCAATAAAAATGAGTTTGACTATATATATTACTTCTTTGCAATAAAAGAGGCTAAAAACGTAAGAGAATCAAGTTTAGTTGTATTTGGTAGTAATTCCGCTACTGGACAAGTAAATAATAATAAACAAGCCGAGAAATCACTTGAAATTGAGGAAGCCGAGAAATCACTTCAAACAGAGCGAGAAGAAGCTCAAAAAGAAATGTTAAAAGAATTATTAAAAAAATTAAATTAAAAGATGGAAGAAATTATCAAAGAATTGGGTCTTAAAATTGACGCAATGAAAGGAGAAACGGTTTCAAAAGCTGAATTAATCGAAGTTTTATCTGCGGTTAAAGCATTAGAAACAAAAGGAGAAGAAGTAGCTAAACTAAAAGCAAATGTTGAAGAACTAGCTTTACAAGTATTAGAACTTGAAACAAAAGGAGTACCAAGCAACACGCCTGAGAACATCGGAACACTTTTGAAAGAGAAATCAGAAGAGTTAAAAGCAATGAAAGAAAAATCAGGTGCTAGTGTACAAATTACACTTAAAGCAGCTGGTACAATGGCTCTTTCAACTAACACAACCGGACAAATTCCACAAGCCGAAAGAGAGGCTGGAATTACAAGAATCGTAAGACGTAACCCTTTTATTTTAGAATTGGTAAACGTTGGAACAATTATGTCAAACGTTTGGGAATGGGTTGAGCAGAAAAATGCCGACGGTGGTGCAGCAATGACTGCTGAGGGTGCTGCAAAATCTCAAGCTGATTTTGATTTAGTTGTTGCAAGTGCTAATGTTAAAAAAGTAACAGCTTACATTAAAGTTACAAAAGAGATGTTAGATGACGTTGAATTAATGCGTTCTGAAATCGACCAAGAATTAACTGAGTTAATCAACTTAAAAATTGATGACCAATTGCTTAACGGTACTGGTTTAACTGTTAATTTAACAGGTATTACTACAAATGCTACTGCTTGGGCTGCTGGTGCTTTTGCTTTAGCTATTCCAACACCTAACAAGTGGGACGTATTGAGAACTGCAATCAACCAAGTTCGAGTTAACTTATTCGAGCCTAACTACATTGTAATGCACCCAACAGACGTAACAGGAATGGAATTGTCAAAAGGAACAGATGGTCATTATATTATGCCTCCATTTGCTTCACAAGATGGAACTAATGTTGCTGGAATCAGAGTTGTAGCTAATACTGGGGTTACTATTGATAAGTTCTTAGTAGGTGATTTTAGCAAATCAGGCGTACGTTTCAAAGAGGGATTGACTATTAATGTAGGTTACGAAAATGACGACTTTACTAAAAACTTAGTTACCATCTTAGCTGAGGCAAGATTAGTACAAAGAGTAAAATCTAATCACTACGGAGCTTTTGTTTATGGTGATTTCTCTGATGCTATTACTGCATTAACACAAGCGTAATATGGGTTATTGGCAAGATACAACAGTAGAAGTTACCTATAATGGTAAAACTACAAGAGTAGCGAAAGAAGATGCTCATTTATACGTTGATAAGAAAAAAGTAAAAGAACCAAAAACAGAGAAATAATGCCAAATATAATTGACAAAACATATTTTCAGAAAGCTAATGAGTTAAATATTCCGCAATCAGTTTCGGTTATTGTAGCAAATCCAGCTTTAGAAACGCCAAATAGTGAAAGTTATTTGACTAATTTGTGTGTGAGAATTGAAAAGTCAATTTTGGTTAATGCTTTAGGTTTACAGACTTATAACACACTACAATTAGCGTTAGCGGATATAGATAATCCGCTATACGCTTCTTATAAAAAGTTAGTTCAGGGTGATGAGTACGACAATAAAATTTGGAATGGATTAGACTACGATTATAGCCTAATTGCTTACAAAATATTTGAAGAATTTGTTACTGAACGAAACGAGCAATTATCAGGAGTAGGAGTTGTAAAAACAGATGCTGAAAAATCAAATTTAAGAACTCCATCTTACAAAATCGCAACTGCAAATCAAAAGTTTTTTATTCAATACCAAAATGGTTATTTAATAGAGCCTATTATATTCGATAATTTCATAGATTGGTTTGGTAATAATAATGATTTAGAGGTTTCTTTACATCAGTACTTAATGGATAAAGCCGATGATTTCACAGATTTTAAAATAGAGAATTTTAGAGTTTATTGTGAATCAGAAGTTAAAAATACATTTGGGATATGATAGTATTTGAAGATGAGTTAGCTAGAGTAATTGAGATATTACCTCAGATTGAAGTTGGAGAACAAACAGCGACGATTAATTTCGGTTGGGGTACAGAAACTGTATTAGCTGAATATTTAACTTTAAAAGGTAAGTTAAGTTTTCCTTTAATTTGGCTTGTTGAGAATACTGATAAAAACGATTTAAGAGAGCCAAGCGTTACAAGGCGTGCAAGAATAGTAATTATACACGAAAGTCAAGCACCTTATGAGTTTAATCCATATCAACACGAATATGATTACAAACTAATTCTACAGCCTATTTTAGATAATTTATTGACAGCATTAAGCAAAAGCGGTATAAGTAGATATAATGATGCGGATTTTGATACACAAAGAGTAAAAAAATATTCTATGAGGTCAGAAAGTGAATCATTAGTTTATATATGTAATGCGATTGTATTAGATGCTGAGATTACATTTAGTGGTGTTTCCACTTGTATAAAAACAAACATTTTTAATAAATAACTAAAAAAAATATGATACTATTTAATCAAAAGAATTGCGATACTTCCCGCAAAAATTTGGGAGTGCCTGACTGCGTTATAAATAACGGGCGTATTACAGGTTTTATTGCTGTTGATCCAGCATGGTCGGTAGACGTTGAAGCCGATGAGTTTGATGCTACAATTGCGAACGAACTAATTCAAGACGGAACATTTATTCCAGTACTTGGGGCAGTTGAAGCGGTAAACGGAACGCCAGAAGCAATTACAGAAGAGTATCAAGGCGGTATTATGTCAGTTGTTAGAAACGGACTACCAATGTTTACTTTTAAATTCCTTAAAGGATGGGCTTTTGCAAGAGCATTGTATTCTATGAACTCTTTTCAGTCTTACAAATTGCTTTTAGTATTTGAGGACGGGTCAATTGCGGGCAATTTAAACGGGACTACATTTTCAGGCTACGATTTAGGGATGTTGAACACTGGAACATACTTCCATACTGATGGAGCTGTTTCTGGGAACAATACAACTACTGTACAATTGACAAACGCAGACCAGTACAATCAATATACAGGCGTACTTGACAGAAGCGTTACTGGTTTTGATGCAAACGGATTGTTACCTATTACAGATATTGTAATTACAGGACGTGCGGACGTATCAGAGGGCAAAGTTTATTTCAAAGCTAAATTTGGAATGAATGAAGCATCTAATTTAGGTGGAATTGCAATTGCTAATTTAAGAGTAACCGTTTCTGGAGTTGTAGATGCTATTCAAGTGGGTACTTTATCTTATCTTTCAACTACTCAGGAGTGGGAATTTGAGCCAACTGCAACACTTACAACATCTACGCCAGTAGTAATACAATTGTATGATACTGTTAACGCTGTTGATGTGGCTAAGATAGGAGTTCGCTTTTATAAAGGATCTTCTACTGCAATTACGCCCGTAGCATAGATATTAAATAATTTATTTCAAAACCCTTGCAATTAGTAAGGGTTTTTTGTTTATATTTGTTTCGGTAATGGTTTTAAGGTTAATAGGAATGAAAATGCAATCAGTAATTTGATTGCATTTTTTTAATTTATAGAAACATGGAAATATTCAACAAACAGATTTTCGGAAGCGATGCGGACTGGTTTCTACAGCTTCCAACTATGGAACAAGTAGCATGGATTAAAAAGCACACGAACCAACAAAACGATGATGTAATAGATGAATTTCTATCAAACATTACAAAAGATACAGATAAGAACTGTTTAAACTGCGGACAAAATGGGAATATCGGCACTCCAATATCAGAAACGGTTGAATCCATTACTATCATTGAATTACCTACAATCAAAGGTAAGAAATATAGTAATAAGCGACCAAAAAACTCTGAAACAGGAAAAGATTGATGAGTTTGAGCAAGGTTTACGTCCGGATGGTAATATAATTGGTGAGTACAGAAGTAAAGATTATCAAGAGTATAAATACTCGCAAAATCCATTAGCAAGAGGTAACGTCGATTTAATCCTTACACGCTCATTCACAAATAAACTATTCGTTAAAGGAAGTGACAGCAAATTTATATTTGATAGTTCAGACATCAAAACAGGTAATTTAATAGGCAAGTACGGTCGTGATATAATGGGATTGAACCAGGATTGGTTTAATATTAGACAAAACGATATTTACAGATTGGTATTAGTAGAACAAATTAAAAGAGAACAAAACATTGGCTAAATATAACAGCATCGATACCATTCCCGCAAAAACGTTTTTCTCTATTTTAGAGAGTAAAGACTACCAGCAACTAAAACCAAAACCAAAAGAAAAAGGATTAGAGGAATTATTTATATCAATTTACGATGAGTTCTTTTTAAAGTCAGATAATCCTGAGTCAAACGAATATTTACGATGCACAAAGAATATAGCATTTATTACGTATAAAATAAATATCTTAAAGCAATCATTACACTTTTATTTCTACAACCTTACTACTCAAGAAATGCGAGAGGAATTTATTAAGTCATTAAAGGATGGTTACGAAATTGAAATAGATAGAAACATACCATTTATAGACGAAGTAAAGCGCATTTTAACCATTGAAATAGGGATACTTGAGAATGATTTAGCTTTTGAGGAATCTAACTTTAAAAGTCTTACGTCAAACAGTAAAAATAAAGCATTTGATTACGAAGAGAATATTGTAAATATTGAGGGTGTTTTAAACAACAATATCAAAGATGGTGTAAAGTTGGATAAATACATAGCTTATGAAAAGAAAGCTAAAAGGATTGTTGAACAAAGCAAAACGAAAAAATAATGGCTACTAACGGAGAGTTCATA